ACCTCTCTTATCGGCTTCCTTTGCGGCCTTATCAAAAAGTTTTTGGTGTCCAATTGTTGGTGGATTAAATCTACCGAATACTACAACAACTCCAGGTGCTTCAGGAACTGGCATTTGTGCAGGAACCTGTTCTGGTGTAGATTGTTGTTCTGGGGAAACTTCCTGTTGTGAAGGGGTTTGTTGTAATGGTTCCTGTGCAGCAACTTGTGGTTCTTGTGCAACAGGTGGTTCAACTGTTCTCTCAGTTGGTTGTCTTGGAGAATCTTTTCCTCCAGAAACATCATTGTTACCAAAAAACTGAAGTTTTCCCTTCACAGTTTTTGCAACAAACTCACCGTTCTTATCATACCAACCACCATGGCCATCTCCCGTTAAACCAAGTCTTTTGGCTTCGGCAGATGCAGAGGTTTCTCTAGCTTCTGTTAAAAAGTTGCTAAAATTTTTCATTATTAATTTAGTTAGGATTCCTTAACCTTTAAGTATTTATAGTTTGGGTGCGTAAGCACCAGTGCCAGCCTCAACATAAAACTTCAATTCTTTAATTTGAAAATCTTCTCCAGTACCAATAACTCTTTTCTTAAACCTCAATTGAAATAACTCTTTGCCACCAGGAACCATTTTAAATTTTAGAGTTTTGGCAGCACCTTTACCAGTAGGGATAACAGTAAACCCAGTTGTAGATTCTTGAAGTTGATTTATATGTTCTACTGTAATTTCTTTTATTTTGGTTTTGTCAATATCAACTACATTTGCAAGATCATCTCCAAAAGTGACATCTTTGAATAATTGAAATGCCGCATTAGTAAATTGAGGAGTGCCGGCACCAGATTTTAATTCAGATAAAGTAAGATCATAAAGTTGATTAATTAAGTCAACTTTCATTCTTTTCTCTGCTGGCGTTCTAGCCTGAGAAAGTTGTTCTCCCAATACAGTTCTAAACTTAGTATCATCTGCACTATTTAATTGAACTCCAAATCTAGAGATGACATCCATAATTCCATTATAAGGACTCAAGTTTGCTAGTGTTTTACTTCCAGACTTCAGAGAAAAAGTCATCTTCTTATCCATCTGTAGAACACCATTGATAGTCACGCGAACTTCTAGATCTCCTTTAATGTTACCTCCAGATGATTCACCAGCAATTCCATCTGCATCAACTACAATGTTGACCTCATCAGATTGATTATTTTTTAAATAACTATCCTTTACTCGTTGAATCATGCCCCTATAATAGGTATTAGTAAAGGATATCAAAGTACTAATCTTTTTATCTATATTCCCAATATCACTACTAGAATTGTAAAGAGGTTCATAATTGGAACCAAAAGCCATGTTGGTAGAATTATACTTCAGTCTTAGATTAAGGGTAACTCCAACATTATCTGCGGGACTTCCATCCCGAACTCTCCAAACTTCTCTAGAAAACCTACCATTTCGGAAAAGCTCTGGATCGATTTCCCTTCTAATTCTATTAACTCTGGATTTATCTATTGTATTATGTGCAAATAAATCGGCAAGGCAGATGGCAAATATACCCTCCATCACATCGCCTTCGTTTAGTTTACCTGTCATGAGAATAAAAAAAACCCCTTCCAAATATTTATGGAAGGGTCTTAAATTATTTGTTGGAAATATAAGTTTCCATTGCCTCATCAAGATTCAAAAGAACTTCACGAATATTGGAGATTCGTTTTGGTTCTGTAGGGCCTTCTGCATAACCTTTTTGAGCATCAATCAAAGCCATAAGAACTTCACTTGATTCTTCAAAGGTCATCTCAAGAACTACTTTAGTTTTCACAGATCACCTTCCGCCCGATTTTCGGAATAGTAAACATCAAAAGAGCCACCAGGATAACGCTTCTCAAGTTTAGTCACATTACGAGCAACTACTTCATCAATAGTAACTTCAAGTGCCATGCAAGCTTGTGCAACATACCACATAATATCACCGAGTTCAATTAGAAGATGTTCTTTATTATCAGCATTCCATGGTTTACCTTGGAAGATCATCTTCTTAATGATCTCAAGGAACTCACCACCTTCTGCATTGATACCGACACCAGCGGTTAGAAGACGCTCAATGTTTGCACCTTTCTCATCCAGTTGAACAAGACGATCAGAGAGAGCGAGAAAATCAGTAGATGCTTCGGAAGTTACTGCATCAACGAATTGAGTATATTTTTTAAAATCAACAGATTTAGTCATAGTTTCAGTCATCAAAATTTAAATCCTTCAAACGACTTTTTGGGGCCAGTTTTCTTTTCCTCATAAGTATACTCCTCATCCTGTCCACTGTCAAGGATATCACCCTGAGCAGATTGTTCACAATCATACAATCTCATTTTAGCACGATCAATACCAAGAACAAATCTCTTATTCACCGTAGGATCGTTATAACGATTCTTCAGTTGTTTTACCATAATCTGTCCCAGGGATTCAAGTTCTTCAGTACTAATAAGGGCAAACATAAGATCAGCAGTAGCAGGGAGACCAAAGGATTCAGAAGTGTCAGTAAGGTCAACATCACTGCTACCATAACCAGAGCGAGTGGTCTGCGTGGCAGAAACGATAGGGACGTTTGATTCAACAGCCAACCCACGAAGCTCCTCCGCAATAGCCTTAATATAAGAATATGAATTGACAGAAAGATTTCCGCGATACCGAGAGGAAGCACATATATTAAGGTAATCAATGAAAATAATATCAGGTTTAAATGACTTCTTAAGTGCAAGTTCATTAAGAAGTGATTTAAAGTGTCCACTATGAGCACTCGCAGTAGGATACTCTTTAATTATAAGAGTTCCTTGAGTCTTTTTGGAAAGATTTGTAACCTTAGTTTCAAACATCTTCTTAGGAAGATTTTGAATTTCTTGGATATTTACATTCAAAAGATTTGCGTCAATACGTTCCGCAATTCTTTCTTCAGCCATCTCCATCGTAATATACAAAACGTTCTTACCTTGGAGTAAACAAGAAGCAGCAACATGGCACATGAATAGAGACTTACCAACACCAGTGCCTGCAAGAGCAATGTTGAGAGTTTTATTAGGAAGTCCGCCCTTTGTAACCTTGTTGAAGAATTCCAAGTCAAAAGGAATTTTGTCCTCAACCTGATGGTAGAAGTTGAATCGTTCTTCGTAGTCATGGAGGTAATCGTGTCCTACATTACTATCAAAACTAACTGCGAGTGCATCCGAAAGAATAGATGGAATCGCATCCTTAGTCTTCTTAGAATCTTTACCATCAACGATAGAGATAGACTCCATCAATGCAAGGTAAATGGCTTTATCACGACACCACTTTTCAGTAGTATCAATCAACCATTGAGTATCTAGAAGAGATTCATCAAGACCAAAAACATACTGAGTTACTTCTGAATAAGTATTCTCATTGAGATCTGTACGATTCTCAACTTCAACGTGGAGAATTTCTTTAGTAGGTAGTTTATTGTAATTAAAAATAAATTTACAAATCTCCTCAAAAACTACTTTCTCAGTATAGTCAGTAAAGTATTCAGTTCGGATAAAAGGTAGAACCTTTCTAGAGTATTCTTCATTAAATGCAAGACTCCTGAGAATAGTAGTTTCAACCCTTTCCATTAGTAATAGTGACAATAAGTGGACATAATATACTTCACTCCTTTATTAACACGTAATCCTGCATGAGGATACTGCCACGTCGGAGGAAACACCATGACTGATCCCCTTTTAGGGACAATCTTTTTGTTGTGGTGAGGAAATTCCGTTTCCCCACCAGTAAAATCATCATTCAGATAATACAAGAAAGCTAGATACCTTCTTGCAGATGGGTGATCTTCAACATCAACGTGAATGTCAAAACGATCATGACTTCTGGAATGATATTTCTTGATACGAAACTCTTCCAAAAAGAGTCTCTGGGGATACCATCTAGTGTAATCCGAGAACTCTTTTTTGTAAAGATCCAATACGTTCTTTGTAACCAAAGAAAGTTGTTGAACACTCTCTGGGTGTTTCTGATTGATATTCAGTTGTGTGAAGTTAGGAGTACCTTTGTTATTAACAATTTCTTTATACCCACTAACATCAAACATGTGAATCAGAATTTCACATGTTTTTTCATCAAGGACATTTTCATAGACCTTGATGAAATCATCCATAACAAAACTCTTTCTGTGCAATCTCATCTAAGGCCTGCATTACTTCTGGAGTGAAATATTCCTCTGGATTTGCGAGGATTTGTTTTCCGTAGATTTTCTTTCCATCAATTTCATATCTACCAGCCACATTTTTCCATAGACCGCCAATCTCACCGAGTTCAAGAAGACCATAATAACGATCAAGGCCACGCTCGTCGTAATAAAGGCGTACTTCCACATCTTTATTCTCCTTACTTAAACGAGATTTAGCAGTCTTAGCTTTGATAATGTTTCCAACGATTTCTGTTCCATCCTTCTCTTTTTTCTTTGAGAGATGAATGATTGTAGAAGCAGCGTACTTGAGTCCACTACCTCCTCCCATTTCTTTAGTTGGTACATAAGCTCCGATGACATCATATGTGTGATTGGTAACGATCATGGGGATGTTCGCTTGACCCAACTTGAGAGTGATCATACGGAATGCACCTTTGACCAGTTGAGATTTGGTCATGTCACGAACTTGTTTGTCGTTGAGTGCGTCAGTAATTTCCTTCTCAGTGGAAAGCATACCTAGAGAGTCTAACACAAACATGCAGGGTTTGCGTTCGGCTTCAGGTTTTTTTAAGTATAGGTCAACAGCCTTTAACGCTTTACCACGGAAGTCTTCAATGGTAACAACATTCACAACAACCAAACGAGTCAAATCAATACCACGAGATTCTAGAAGTGACTTGTTAATAGCAGCCTCAGTGTCAAAGTAGAGACAGTAACCATCAGGGTTGGAATCAAGAAAATTCTTAACCACAGCGAGAGAGAAGAAAGTCTTTCCAGTAGAAGACTCTCCAGCAATAGCAGTAATCTTATTCCCAGATACACCACCAAATATGCTACCTGAAACCAGTGCGTTAAAAATGTACGAACCTGTGTCAACATAAGTTTCTGTTTCGTCAATATCAGCGGCAAGTTGTGTATATTCACCGCCGATTTCTTTTACAATGTCTTTAAGAAAATCCATAAATCTCCATTAATTAGTTAAACCAAATATCAGTACTAATAACATATCTCTTTCCATTGGAACTTAATTTTCCAGGAGTATGTAAATAATTTGATGGAAAGATAAACCAACTTAGTTCTTTTGATGGTAGTTTAAATTTATTTCCACCTAAATGAAACTCAGTCTCCCCTTCTTGTTTTCTCGGAAGCTTTAAATAAAAAATACCAGATATTGCATTTGGATTTGTTGCATTATGTATATGCTTTAATTCATCATCAGTATTATTTCTACCAGATGATTCCCAGTTCATATAACACCAAGTATGGACATTATACTGATTTAAATCAATCCTGTCAATTAAAGTTTGCTGGTTAATATATAGTCTAATACTTTCCAAAAATGTATTTTTTAATTTTTGAAATTCTTGTTTTTGAATAGAAAAAAAATTGTAACTACCTGGAGTTTGATAACCTGGTCTATGATAATCTATGATTCCAGAATCATAAAAATTTTTATGAAAATAATTTATGATATCTTGTATTTCTTGGTTTGAAAATTGATCCAAATAATCATATTCTTTTACGCCAAAGGGATACTCATGCGACAATACCATATTGTTCACGAAGTATTTTTTTATATGGAAGTCCTTGTTCTTGAAGTTCTTTCACAAGTTTCAACTTTTGATACAGTGCAGTATCACCACCGAGAGTCAAAGACTTAATAATAGTATTTAGTTCATCATTATTAATAGGCAGATCCATTCATTCCTCCAAATTTTTTGACTCTGTACAGATAACCCAATTATACTTCTTTTTCAGTTCATTTGCAAACCAATATGCAGTGGAAACCGAATCAAATAGTTTCCTATTTTTAACTGGAGATAATTCTCCAGGTTCAGCCCAAACCACTACATATTTACTCATCCGAAGAAAGACTCCAAACTTATCGTTTTTTCCACAGACCATCCGATAGAATCCAAGATAATTTTCATTGGTTCTACAAATGACTTGTCAAATTGAGTATCATAATCGACATATTGTTCATATCCAAGTTCTCTCGGAAAGTCCTGAATAAAGGAAAAAACATTCTCTTGAATTGGATTTGGAACTTTCAAATATAAGAACTTAATCTTTTCACCACTCTGAATTGCGGGATACTTTTTATCCAGTCCAGATTTTTTGGTGTAGTGATTATATAGAATCGCTCCCCGAACATGAATAGGACAACCCTTATTATACATTTCTGTACGGGACATCCATTTATTGACCTCAGAAACACTACGAGGAAATGCAATCTCTTCTGGTTTCAGTTTCTTGAATTCTTTACGAGCATTCTCAATGAAATCAATAACATCATCTTCACCTTTGGTCATAATAAGATCAATTGCATCTTTAATCATCTTACGACAAGGTGCAGGAGTAGAAGTCTTGATCGCTTCAATACCCATCATCTTGAGTTTGGGTTTCTCGTAACGAACACCTTCAGAGTCCCATACACGAAGAATATAACGTTTCTTACCAGTCCAGATGCCACGTTCTGCGATGTTCTCGCGTTTCATGTACATCTTCTGATCGTATGCATTCAGGTAGTCGGCCAGTTCTTGGTAAGAACCTTCAATATACTTCTCAAGTTCCAGACTACACACCTTATCAAGGAAATTGACAACTTCATCAGTAGTTTTCTCTCTCCCTTTGAATACAGCGTCAACAAAAGGCCCCATATTAAGATAAATGGAGTCAGTATCCATAGCAATGACATAATCAACCTCTTTGGTCTTAAGAACATTGTTCATGTAAGAGTTCATCTTCTCCTCAATCCACTGAATGGCTACCTGTCCAGAAAGAGTGATCGCTTCCGCATTTGCAAGTTTATAATAACGGAAATACTCATTACCGATGGCACCATAAGCAGAGTTAAGTGCAATCTTTTTAGCCATCTGAATGTTGTCACAACGAGAAATCTCTTTTTCCAATTCCTTAGTCTTGGTTTTCTCGTAGGCTTTCTTCGCTTCAATCATCTTCTTTTTGAAGATAACTCGTTCGTTATACATCTTTTCCATCAACTCAGGAAGGAATCCACGAACATCTTTGCGATACATTGCACCATTAGCGCACACTGCATTGTCTTTGTACATCTCAAAGGTGAGTTCTTTCTTCAGAACCTTGTCCACAGTCACACTGGGATGTCGTTGTTCCAACAAAGTCTCTGGAGAAATATTGTACTGCATAATCAAGTGAGGATACAGTGAGTTAAGGTCAAAGTTCACAACCCACTCATAAGAACCTGGAATCGGTTCTTTCACATATGCACCAGCATATTTCTCACTTTTACTATTGCGTTCCTTCTGAGGAATCACAATATTCTTGTTCAGGAGATAGTTGTAAATAATTGCATCCCAAGTTCGTACCTGATAAGCAATATCATTGAAGTTCACCTTAGCGTCAAATGCACGAGTGAAACACAAGTCAATCAATTTCAGTTTATCCTCAAGACGGTCAACAAGTTCCACGTCAATAATGTTATATTCTACGAACTTCTGCCAGTTATTGGTATAGAAGTCACGGAAAGTATCGTACTCGGAGTGATCTAACTTGTTCTGACCCAACTCCATGAAGGCAATGTGATCCAGTCGGTAGCTCTCTTGGTTCGGAGTCGCAGGAGATTTCTTATAGAGATCCAGATAGTCCAAAATAGACACACCTGCAATCTCACAACTAAGTTGTTTGCGGCCAGAAATTGTAACTTCCTTGACCCTCACGATATTCCACGGAGAGAGTCGTTTGGCGAACTTCTCACCCATCAGACGGGTCATACGGCCGATCAGGTAGGGCATGTCATACAACTCGTTATTCCATCCTGTAACAACCTCTGGTGGGTTGGCCTGCCACCATTGCATGAATGCATCAATCAGTGCATACTCATCTTTACAATAGATATAGTTGACATTTGATTGAGTAATATTTGCAGGACGAGATCCAAAGGTAGTAATTTGTTTGGTGTTGTAATCCTGAACAGTAATCAACAACAGTTCTTCAGCACAGTTGAATACATCAGGAAAACCACTTTCTGCAGCCACCTCAATGTCAATCGTTACAACTTTGATCTTACTGATATCAAACTTGATTTCTTCTTCAGGATACTTCTCTGCGATATACTGATAAATGAACCTATCGTTACCATAGACTTTAAACCCATTCACACCTTCATACTTATCCAAGAAATCCTTACAATCTCGGATAGTACCAGGGCGAATGGGTTCTACATTTTGTCCATCCAAAGTCTTGAACTTACTTTCCCACTTAGAAGGAACATAAAAAGTTGGATAGAATTCTTCTCTATTTGTAAAGTGTTTTCCGTTTTCATATCCACGGACGAGGATATCATTACCTAGTTGATAGACACTTGTATAAAACTTCATTGAGTGAGGGTCAAATAATCATTAAGTAGTTCGTCCTTGGGGTCAACCAAAGTCAAGATTTTATCCGAAGATATCATAATAGAATCAGTGTTATCAGTCAACTCACTTAGCCATGGAGAAAGTTTTCCTTCAACAATCTGATGGGGTCTGATCAGTTTACAATCTGGTTCTCCAAGTTCTGATACTACTGCAGCAATTCTGGAGATAATTGATGTTCCGTTAATTAGAACAATGACTTGAACTTCATCCATTTACTTCTTCAGAAATAATTTCTACATTTGAATAATCTTCTTCATTCTGAGGAGAAATGGGAAGATTTGGATTTACTGAACCTTCTACACTAGAATTCATCTTTTGTTCATACGAACTCTTAATCCATTCTAGTGGTTCCACAATCGAAACAACCCAATCACTAGAAACGGGAATAGTTTTATTACTCGAAAGAGGAATCCAAGGTGTAAAAGAAACTTTGTGATCAACTCCTTCCGAAGAAACTTCTTCATAAAGAAGTTCAGCAGTTAAAAATTGAACTGTATAAGGATTTTCAAATACTAAAGAAATAATTTTTTGATTTTCATCGACCAATTCTTTTATGTCGGAAATTACTTGTTCTCCAGACTTTAATAGAGCTAATTTTACTGTCATCGTTTTCTTTTGATTTAACTTTAGGATACCATAAAAAAAAGGGGGTGTCAACTGGATTTTGCCAGTTCACCCCTCAGCGCCGACGATATTCATAGAATATTTAGTCGCCGTTGCCATCGTCGGAATCACCATTTCCACCCCCGCCTGGATTCTTAGGCATAGCTTTTCCTGCAGGGACTACTTTTGATTTACCAGTCAAAGGATTGTAGATTTTATGCCTAACGGCAGCAGGGTAAGAAATCTGTTTAATATTTCCGACTTGCTCTAAGAACTGCTTAAAGGATTTCATACACCTTTCGTTTCTGATGTTCAGGAATAATCCTATTTAGTTTGATGTGAAGAAGACCATCCTCAAACTTGACATCAGATACTTTAACATCGTCGGAAAGCGTCCAAGTCCTTGTAAAGGCTCTCTTTGCAAGACCATTGTGAAGATATTCTCCTAGATCCGAAGTTTCCCCTTTCTTCGCTTCAACGAAGAGTTTATTCCATTCAGTAAAAACTTCAATATCTTCTCTTTTGTATCCTGCAAGAGCGATCTCTAAACGAAACTCGGTTTCGCTCTCCTTAATCAAATTATATGGTGGATAGTTCGTTGAAGTTTCATGAACCGTTCCCAAACGGTTGAACCATTCATCCATACCAATACTATATTTTTCAACATCATTTAAAAATTTATCAATGTTAGCCGTGTTGTACTTTGCGAGTAACATGGTAGACCTCCTTAAGCGTCTGTTAGGTTGAATTACGGATCCGAAGACTCCGCTTTAGCGTATGGGCGGTAGAATTACCCGACCCATCAATATTATATATTATGACATTAAAAAAGAGGAAGGGTGTAAAACCGATCCTCCTTTTTAGGGTTTTCCGAAAATATCAGGGTTCTACCTTCTTTTTCTTACCAATATTATACTTACTCTCAAGAATCCAGTCGCCCTTATCCTTATAGGAAAGAACTTTGATTTGGTTTAGAGGAGCTACATCGGTAATAGAATCTGGTTTTACAATAGTAACCAGACCCCAATCGGAAATTAGATTGATAATTCTATTGCGTCTCTGAACATCGTTTACTGTCAGATTTGCATGTTTACCATCTAGAGCAAACAACTCTTTAAAGTGAACGATATAATAACGACCCTGTTTATGAAGAATATGACAGGATTGGTAAATTTTCTTTTCCTTGCGTGAGGCGACACCAATACGGGTGAGCGTTTCACGGACTTTCAGAAAATCATCTGGTTCATTAAGAACCACTTCAACCATTTGGTCTTGTGACCAACTGACTTCAGGTTCAACAAAGGTACTCATCTTTTGCCTCCAACATCAAGTTTTGATTTGATATAATTAATTTGATCTTTGGTGAGAATCTTCAACGCTTGTTGGGCCTTTTCATTACTATAACCATAGTACGATTTGACTGCATCAAGGTCTTGAATCTTATCTTTTTTAAGCCACGGAGAAAATCTTTTCCGTTTCCTCAGACTATTTAGTAAAAAATCATATTGGAGTTTAGAAGGGAGTTGATGATTGAGGTTCATCTCATTCGCAAAGATGATACTGTCAACCTGACCAGATAGACACTTATTGATAATAAATGCAGGGTACTTCTTCTCCCACTGGGGATCCGAATCGTCCATCAAATACTCTTTACTAAAATTGATGGAATTCAGATAGTCTTTCAGTTCGTAACTCATCGGATAATATCAATAGAATCTGGGTTTCTGTTCCAAGTCTCAAGTTCAGTGCGAAGACGACCTTCAGACTTCAAAGTTTCATATCGGTTGGAAGCTTTCTTTTTCCACCAGTTGACTAAGTGGTCAAAATGGAACTTGTCATAGTTTTGACCAGGACGCAAAACTTCATCTTGTCCGAGAATGACTTCACGAGCATTCTCAAAACCATAATCTGAAATATAAAATCTCTTCTGTTCAGTCAGATTTTTTGCATTTGCAATCGCAGTCTGGAACTCCACAACCTTTTGAGAAGGTAAGCTTTTCTTGATGATTGAGATCATCTTTTGTTGAGTCTTGAGTTTCCGACTGGAAGCGTCCTCCTTCACCAGACTCTGATCGTTGTTCCTCTGAATGAACCATTTGTTTAACTCCTGAAAGATTTCATCATGGAGCAGAGGAGTAAAATCACTTTGAGTCAAACCTTTATACCTCATATAAGGTTTCAAACCATCATACTGAGATGAGGCTTTGGTGGAACCATAAAGGGAAGTAGTCTCAAAAGAACAAATATCTGCACCATACTTCTTATTTAATGTCTCACGAGCAGTAT